GGCACCGCAACGTGCAATGTAGTCGAACCATACACCTACAACAATGAGTTCGTGGTCCTTCAGGGCCACGAGTTCTTTGTTGATGGTCGTATTTGTTTCGGCGATCCTGACACTATAGATCCGTTCTATCGAATGCGATTTGGTCCGTGTGTTGACTTCAACTTTGTTACTTTTGGTAATAATAATACGAACTTTTCTTTATGTGCAACGCGTCTCACAGCTGCACGTAAACCTGAGATCGTGGGTTATCACCAGATGTTGCAACGGTTGCAGCACCAGTTCATTACTGACCATCAAGACGTGTTTGACAAGCAGCGGAAACTGTATTCAGATCACTTTGACACATATCTCGATAAGTATGGCATGTTGGTTAAATATCACGACAAGGTCCATGAAAAACGAGAGTTGCGTATACATGCATTTCAAGAGTTACATGAGGACGGGCGTTTTTCATCGGAACCAGATACTTGGCTCCGAAAGAACAAGGCACAGCTCGAGTTTGCATCTTGGGTGCTCAAGTTACGGGAATGGGCCAAAGAAGGCAAGATTCCACGTGGCATTGTTGATCTGGGTGTCAGTGCGTCACTAGCTGGATTTATGCTAATGGAGTATTTGAAGATTGCTCAATCGGAAGTACCTTTCCATTATCGTGGTGGTGTTTTGTATTTTTGCAAGTCACCAGCATATAGAAACTTACACAAGTACTTCAATGAACTTGATGTGTTGCCCTGGCGCTACATGTTTCTATACTTCTCTGACGACGCCGTTTTGGCGTATTGGTTCAATGGGAAGAAATACTACCACAACCTGGACATATCCAAATGTGACGCTTCGCACACAAGAGCTACGTTTATGGCTCTACAGTCACTTTTACCTACATGGTTGCAACCTGACTTCGACTGTTTGATACGGCAGTGCCAAGCACCACTACGAATCAAGTCGACGTTCAACCGTAAGAATGTTTTATTGTTGAAACCAATTGACGTTAAGTCATACAGCGGGTCCAGTATCACCACCGCTGTCAACAACGTCGCTAATGAGACAATCGGCATGAGCATTGCCGACTTGGACGTCATTGAACCCTCCGCCATCAAACTCGCAGCTGAACGTTGTGGCTACATAGTCACTGGTGATCAGCCGTTATCAGAGTTTGAGTCTGTGCAGTTCCTTAAACACTCGCCCGTATTGGTCGGTCAGGAATACCATCCCTTGCTCAACTTGGGAGTGTTCTTGCGGCTTATGGGGACATGTAAAGGAGATCTGCCAGGTCGAGGAGATCTTAAAC